TCATCAACTGCCGGTGCGTTCACGTGCCGGTCTACGAGGGGGAAGCGCGGTGAAAAAACTGACAGGTAAGCTGGTCCTCAAAGCATCCGAGAAAGGCCGCTACACGATCCAGGCGACGACGGACGATATCGACCGGCAGGGCGATCGGGTGATCCCGTCGGGGGTGACGAACCTGGAGCAGTTCGTGAAGTACGGATCGATCCTGTACGGACACGACTGGTCGGGACTGCCGATCGCCAAGCCGGTCAGCGGGAAGGCATCCGATCAGGTGCTCCTCCTGGAGATCGAGTTCGCGGACACGCCGATGGGGCAGGAGGTCAAGTACCTCTACGACGAGGGCTTTCTCTCCTCGTTCTCCATCGGGTTCCTGCCGGACGTGGAGAAGATCGACATCATCGACGGCGTGCGTACGTTCAAGGCGTGGGAGCTCCTGGAGGTTTCCGCGGTCCCGGTGCCTGCGAACGCCGGCGCGACGATTCTACGGGAGGCGGCGCTCCGTCGGGGCGTCCCCCTGGCGGCCATGGCGAAGATGCTCGACGGGCAGGAGGAGCCCGCCGGTGAGGTCCGCGAACCCGGCAACGGGACGGCGGACGGGACCGACGCGGCGAATCGGGGCACGTCGGGGATCGCGGAGATGGCCGGAAGATACCAGACAAGGAGCAAGCTGTGGACAAGCTGACACTGCTGCGCGCTCTCCTGGAGAAGGAGACCGACGCGGCCAAGCGGAAGGCGCTGGAGGATGAGATTCTCCAGGCCATCAGGGACGAGGCGAAGGCCGAGGCGAAGAAGGACGCTGAGGCCGCGGTCAAGAAGGAGCTGGACGCGACGAGCGCCGAGCTCGCCAAGATGCGGAGCCAGTTCGGCGGGATGGCGGCGGAGGTCGCCAGCGACGGAAGGACCGCGGGCAGCGGGATCGAGGTCGGGACGCCCGGGCTGTACAAGGGCTTCAAGCTCAAGGGCGAAATCACGAACCTGTCGCGCCAGCGGGCGGACGACCCGCACGCCCGGCAGCGGGCGATCTGGCTCGCGAACCCGGCCGAGGCCGAGCGTTTCGTCAAGGCGTTCATCGACATGTTCGACCGCTCGATCAAGAACCCGCGGGCGCTCGACGCGATCTTCAAGGCGGGCATGAACGAGGGGACCACGACGGCGGGCGGCTTCCTGGTGCCGGATGAGTTCTCCGACGAGTGGAGCTTCTACGTCCGGGACGAGTCGGTGGCGCTCCAGTTCGCGCGAATCGTCCCCATGACCTCCGACGTCGAGTACGTCAACAAGGAGAACGCCACCGTGAACAGCGCGGGCGGCGTGATCATCACGGCGGAAGCGACGGCGGCCACCGAGGTCAACCCGACGGTGGCGCAGACGACCCTGACGGCGAAGCGCCTCGATGGGTACGTCCGGGTGTCCAACGAGGCCCTCGCCGACGCGCGGGTCCGGGGAGGTCTGGTGAACCAGCTCCTCGATCAGTTCGCGGAGGCGACCGGGCAGGTCATCGACTCGGCGGTGTTCATCGGGGCCGGGGAGCCGATGAGCGGCGTGTTCAAGAGCGCCGGCTACAGCCAGCAGTTCTCGGCGGGGTCGACCAACTTCTCCGAGCTGCTCGTGGCAGACGTACTCGGGATCATCGGGAAGACGTTGTTCGCGGGACCGAACGCGCGGTGGTTCATCCATCAGACGGTGCTGTATAACTACTTCTACAACCTGCAGGACACCACCAACCGTCCGATCTTCATCCCCTCGATGGCCACGGGGCCGACCGGGCAGATCATGGGCTGGCCGGTCACGATGGTGAAGAAGGCTCCCAGCACGACGGCCGTGAGCACCGGCATGGCGGTGTTCGGCGACCTGCGGGGAGTCCTCATCGGGGAGCGATCCAGGGCTATGCAGTTCTTCGTGGACCCGTACACGCGGGGGCTGTCGCACGAGACCATCTTCGCGATGTTTAACCGCTACGCCTTCGCGCAGCACCTGCCAAACATGTACGGCAGGATCAACACCCCGGCGTCGTAGGAGTCGGGATGAAGGAGAGGACCTCCGGCGAAAAGGATCAGGATCCCGATCGCCGGTGTGGCAAGGGGCGGACGGACGGGACGGCCCGGCGGAAAGGGCGCCGTCCGCCGCCCGCGGCGTGCCGTGCGACCTGGGGGCCTTACAATCCCCAGGTCATCTTGAAGGGGACGCGGTGAGGCTGCACTGGACCGCCGACTGGAACATGATCGGCAACGGCTTCGGGTACTCGACCCATCAGCGGATGCTCCGCGCGGCCCTGGAGCGGGCCGGGGTCGAGATGTCGCCGGACTCGCCGGTCGCGGTCCACATCATAGTCCCGCCGAACTTCGAGCCGGTGCCCGGGAAGTTCAACATCCTCTACACGATGTACGAGGGGCAAGTGCTGCCGGACGAGTGGATCATGCCGGTGCAGCTGGCCGACCTGGTCGTCGTGCCGTGCCGGCACAACATGGCCGTGTTCAAGCAGTACACGGACAGGCCGGTCGAGTACTGCTGGGAAGGAGTGGACACCGACCAGTTCGCGTTCGTCGAGCGGACGTTCCCGAAGGCGCCGGAGCCGTTCCGTTACCTATGGGTCGGGGCATCGAACCCGCGGAAGGGATACGAACACGTCTGCCTGGCCTGGGCGATGTTCCTGCAGGAGCATCCCAAGGAGGCCGCGCGGTCGGTGCTGGTCATGAAGACGACGCAGGACGACCGGAAGGAGCGCCTGGTCCGGTTCCCCTCCGGGAACGCCTATGTAGACACGCGGGTGTACTCGCTGCAAAACCTGGCGGCCTTGTACCAGATCTCCCACTGCTTCCTCTTCCCGACGATGGGCGAGGGCTTCGGGTTGACGCTCGCCGAGGCGATGTCGACGGGGCTGCCGTGCATCTACACCGATTGGAGCGGGCCGAAGGACTTCATCAGCGAGCGGGAGGGCTATCCGCTGCGCTTCGTGATGAAGGAGACCGGCACGGTGAAAAGGCTCGCGATCGGGAAGACGGTCGACTACCACCGGACGATCAGCGTGTCAGCGGACGTGGAGCACCTGGTCCGGCGGATGGTGCAGGTACAGGCGGACTACGCCGAGGCGCTACGGCGGGGCAGGAGGGCGGCGGAACGGATCCGGCGCGACATCACCTGGGAGCGGTCCGCCGAGTCGTTCATGGACATCGTGGAGCGGCACACGGGAGAGAGGAGGAAGGCGGCGTGACGAAAGCACGAATGCGCGAGCTGCGCGGGAAGTACCCGGACGATCCGGAATACCTGATGGCCATCGCGCGGGAGCGCGCCGTCGAGGAGATGGCTGCAGATGGCCGCGTCGCCTCCGTCGAGGTGTCGGTCTCCTCGGCGGTGACCGTCGAGGGAAAGGCCGAGCGCTCGTTCGCACCGCTGCGCAGACGTCGGCCGCCGGAGCGGGAGGTGGGACGGTGATCGACCACGGAGGGGCGCGGTGGTAACGAAGGTCTCCGTCACGACCAGGTGCAACGCGCGCTGCCAGACCTGTCCGTGCTGGACCCTACAGGGCCACGACATGCCAGTCGCCCAGTTCAAGAAGCTCTGGTCGGAGATGAATCTCAGTCCGATGGTCGACCGAATCCTGCTCAATAACACCGGGGACATGTACAACCATCCGGAACGCCGTGGACTTTTCGATGTCATGAAGACCGAGCACCACCGCTATGTGGTCATGACGACAAACGGCGGCCTGATGGACGAGCTCCCGCCGATCGACGAGCTGATCGTGTCGTTCAACGGCGGGACGAAAGAAGCCTACGAGCGGACCACGGGGCTGGACTTCGACCGGACGGTGGCGAACGTCCGCGCGCTCTATCCTGCCATCGAACGGCTGCACAACGCCGAGATCCACTGCCTGATCTGCGACCTGAACGCCGGGACCGAGGACGCGCTGAAAACGCTCTGGCAGGACTTCCCGGGCGGGATTCGCGTATCCTACAAGTACGACAACCAGGGCGGGGAGGACCGGACGCTCCCGGAACACCGCACAGCGGCCCGGATCCCCTGCGACTACCTTCGGATACTGAACATCCTTCCGGACGGCACGGCTGCCTTGTGCCCGCACGACTGGGATGTCACCGAGACGTTCGGCAACGTGTTCGAGGACGGCCTGGCCGGATGCTACAACCACCCGCGCCGGGTCGCGAAGCTGCGCGAACATCTGCAGGGCCGGTACTACGGGGCCTGCGGACCGTGCAACTACAACACCCCTGCCGAGGGACGGGTCGTGTACCTGAAGGCGAGGCGAGGCGGATGACCTACGAAAGCACCTACTTCCTAACGACCCTGGCGGATATGAAGGAGTATCTCGGGATCGACTCCGCGGACACGACTGCGGACACGACCCTCCTGTCGATCATGACCGTCATGACGTACTGG